GTTGAGCGCACCCAGGGCCACCGGCGCATTGCGCATCTGGTCCCTGGAGCGGGCACGCAGCATGGGCAGGTCACGGATGGTGTCAGCATTGGCGCTGCCAACGAAGGGCATCCAGCGCGAGAGTTGGGCGCGGTCGATGCGGGCGCCGGTGTAGCCGCCAGACAGGGCAAGCTGGGAGCGTGCCGCCAGCCGATTGGCAGCCATGCCGGGTGCCAGGTAGGCGATGGCTTTGTCGAGCAGGTTTTGGCCGCCAATGGGCGGGCGCTTGGGGGTGTTGGGTGTGTTGGATGCAGCCATGTTAGCGAACGACAACAGTGCGGGCGCGGCTGCGGCCGTTGTTTTGGTTGGTCATGATGACGACCTGGTTGTTCCAGTAGTCGATGGAGTCGCGGATTTCCTTGGCATCAACGCGCCAAAGCTCGCGCTCGCCGATTTTGTAGCGCTGCCCGGAAGAGACAGCGAGGCTGGCAGCGACCCAGCTGTCGAGCTGCGCCTGGGCTTGTGCAAGGGTGTATCCAGCCATGAGGGCTCCAGTGTTTGGAGCCGACTTTAGACACTGGTGGGCGTGTCAAATAGGGCGAATTGGCACGACTTAGCTGCCAAAGCGCCCGCCGCCGTCTTTCATCACCCGGTAGAGGGTGCGCCGGCTGATCTTGTGCTTTTCGGTGATTTCGTCGTTTTGCATGCCGGTCAGGCCGTCGGCATAGACCGCCTGGCGCTGCTCGGGGGTCATGCGCGGGCCGCGTTTGAGGATAACAAAGGCCTCGCCGGCATGTTTGGCCCTGAATTCGCCCTCGATCTGCTGCGCCAGCGCCTGGCTGAAGCCCGGCGCCATGGCGATGATGTGCTGAAACAGCGCCGCAAGCAGGTCAGGCCGGGTTTCTTTGGGCTCGTCTTGGAACATTTGCGCGATGTTGCTCATGGTGTTTGGCCACGGCGCAGGCCAGAGAGGGAGATGCGGCCGCTGCTGACGCGCATGATGGGGCGCTCTGGCTTGGTTTCTATGGTGTTTTGATCGCTGCCGGTGACCGTTTCACGCGGGGGTGAAGCGTTTTCATCAGTGTTGTCTGCCTGGCTGAACAGGTCTGGCGCTTTGGGTGCGTACTTGGCCTCGCGCCGCGCCCAGCCGGGCTCACGGTAGGTCTGGATGCCGAGGTGGCAGGCGGCGGCGTAGGCGTAGACCATGCCGTCGCCGCCCTCCTCGCGCTTGCCGGCCGGGGTGATCCAGCGCATGTGGGATTTGCCTTGCACGGTGACGGGCATCAGGCGGCAGGCGGTCATTTGCTCGTATTCGTCGGTCTGCACCAGTGCCTTGGGGACGTGGACGTAGCCTGGGCCTGGGATACCGATGCGCATGCGGCCATACAGCAGGTGTTTGGCGGTGTCGGTGCCGATGCTCCACAGCTTGAGGCTGCGCGGCATGGTCTTGCCGCGCCAGGTGACGTCGATCAGGCTGGGCTTGCCGATGACCGGGCGGCCGTAGGTGCTGGCGCCTTTGATGGCCAGCACCTGGGCGTGCGAGTGGCTGCGGCAGTAGCTGTAGACGGCGTGGGTGTTGTGGCCGCCAGAGTCGACGCAGGTGGCCTCGATGACCATTTGTGAGCCGCTGGTGTGCAGCACCGGGGTACGGCGGATTTCAGTCAGCCGCGTCCACGGGCTGCCTTCGGTGTTTTCGTCCAGGTTGGGATCGCCGTAGATGATGTGGCGCCCGACCAGCCACGACTCCTCGCCCCGGCCAAAGGCCCAGACGCGGGCCTCCAGCCGGTCGGGCTGGGTATCGACCCCCATGGTGAGCATCAGGCCGCCGCGCGGGACAGTGCCGAGGTCGTAGTCTTCGGCTCGGGCAGCAAGGGCCTTGTGGTCGCCGCCCTGGCCGGACTCCTCATAGGTCTCAGCCAGCCGGGTGTTGACGAATGCACGCAGTTTGCTGGAGTCTCCGTTTCTCTTGCCCAGCATGGCGGTCAGCCACTCTCGCACCACATCTGACCACGCAAGCCAACCCAGCGGGCTATAGAGGCTATTGATCTGAAAGCCACGCACCTTGCCGTTTTTTGCCCCAGGATTGCCGGCAATCCATTGCCCGCCCTCGAGCATGGCAGGCTTGTGGTGCTCCTCGATAATGCAACCGTTGTGCCGGCAGACATAATGCGCGGTCTCTGGCAGCGCGTCACCCTCTGTATTTTTGGCCCACTTGATGCCATACGGGCTTTTTGCGCCCCATTCAAGGGTCTGTATTTCGCCGCAATGCGGGCACGGCACCCAATACTGGCACCGGTCACTGGCCAGATACTCGGCCTCGACGCGGCTGTAGCCCTTGATCGTCGGGGTGCTGGTCTTCAGGCGCTTTTTGCGGGCAAATGTGGACTGGCGGGCTTCGGCCAGGGCAGACGGGTCGCCCTCGCCGTCCACGTCATGCGGCCAGGCATCAATCTCATCCATGAACAGGTCGCGCACCGGCATGGATCGCAGCCCGGCCGCGCTGTTGGCGCCGGCCAGCGCCCACTGGCCGCCTGGGTATTCCTTCAACAGCGTGGTGTTGGCGTCGTCCCGGCTTCTGTTTTCGCTCACTTTGCGCTTAAGCGCGGGGGATTCCTCGACCATCGGGACCAGGCGCTGGCGGCTGTAACGCTTGGCCATGTCGATGGTCGGCTGCACAATCATGGCCGGGCCTGGGTTCACGTCGGCGATGTAGCCCATCCAGTTGCTGCCAATCGTCGTTTTTCCGGTCTGGGCGCCCCACATCAGGATAATTTCCTCGACCAAGCTGTGCGTGCTAAGTGCATCCTGCGGCTCGCGCACATAGGGCGTTCGGCTGCACCGATAGGGGCCAGGCTCGGCGCTGTCTTTGCTTGACAGGCCCCGGTAAAGCTCGGCCCATTCTGTGACGGTGATGCGTGGCGGCGCCTTGAAATACTCAAACCAAACGGCATCGAGCTGGTCAAAAACGCCAGGCTGATCACGAGCGCCCATAAGACCCTTCATTGACCAGCGCCATGGCGCGGACGATCTCGTCCTCAAGCAAAGTATGAATTTTAGCCGGGCTTGTCTCGGCCGCCAATATCGGGACCAGGCGCGACGGAATCTGCAGGAATGCTTCGCGCATGGCTGAAATCTTCGAGGCCAGGTGGCTTTTTGCATCCGCTGCCGGAAATAGCTTGCCAATGCGCTCTTCATACTCAAGCTGCGCGTTTTTGGCCTCATAAACCTCGCGGGCTGTCTTGGCCTGCATGTAGGTGGCGTTTTTGCTGTCGCTGGTGTTGCTGCGGTAGCCGCCGCCCTGCGGCAGCGGAGGCGGCGTGATGGTGCCACGGTGCATGGCCCGCTGGCCTTCATTGACGCCGGCCATGTGCGCCTTGGCCGGGTCAGCGGTGGCGGCGATGAGGGCCTCGCTGCGCTCCACATCGACCATGGGCTTGCCGCCCACGTCCACCATGACCAGGCGGCCAAGCTCTTTTTGCTTGTGCCAGTAGCTCACGGCGTTGCCCTTGCGGGTGGCGAAGGCGCGCAGGCTCTCAGTGGTCATGCGGCGCCGCCCGCGCTTACGGGGCGCGCAAATTGGGAAAAAAAATTCTTTTTTTCTCGCTTGCTTGTTTTTGTTTTATGTATTACATTAATCATATTAGACAACCAACCGGAGAAAGCAAGATGACCGCATACATGACGACAGCCGAAACGGCCAAGATGGTACGCACCGCGCTGCGCGAGGCGTTCCCAGGCGTTAAGTTCAGCGTGCGCTCCAGCGTTTACGCGGGCGGCAGCAGCATTGACGTTTCCTGGATCGACGGCCCGAATGCGCGGATGGTTGAAAGCGTGGCGGGCACTTTTAGCGGCGCATACTTTGACGGGATGATTGATTACAAGGGGAGCACAAAGGCGATGGTCGACGGGGTTGTTACACAGTTCGGCGCAGACTTTATTTTTGTGCACCGGAAAAACTCTGCCGGCTTCATGGCGTCCGTAATGGCTGCGGCGGCCCGGCGGTATGGCGCGCTGGTGGCCGGCGTCGTGGTGAAGGAGGGGCCGGGGTACGCTTACCTCGACGGGGGGGACCATGAGGCGAGCAGGCTGTGCAGGGAGATAGCCGGGAAGCGCACGGCCTACCTCTGCCCGCGCAGATCCAAAACGGCGGGCAAGGTGATCTACCTCGGCAATGATGGGTACAGCCAAACCGGCGCGCTTCAGAGTGCCGACGAATGACGCATCCTCCATCCGACCGAGGGCAGGGGCGCAAGGCCCTGCCGCCGGAGGACAAGGCAATGGTGCGCTCGCTGCGCCTGACGGCGGCGCATTGGGAAAAGTTCCGGGCCCTGGGCGGCATAGCCTGGATGCGCGCGGCGATACAAAAAGCAAGGACCCCAAAATGACAAAACTTGAAACGCTCAAGATGGCCGCCGCCGCCGGGGACTGGCGGCAGGCCGTGGCCATCGCCGCGCGCTTCCCTCGCTTGGGGGCGTACCGTGCCGCCGTGCTGGATGCCCATGGCGCATACACGAACCCGCGCTTTATGGCGCAGATCGGGCGCGATGTTGATGCCTGCATCGAGGCGGGGAAGTTAGCCCTCATCGCCGCCTACCGTCTCGATGCCGTCGAACATTGACTCGTCCACGTCCACAGTTCCGCAGCGGTCGGCGGCCCGCTTCCCGTTGCCCTTGACGAAGACCAGGATGTTCTGGTGCGTCTTGCCCAGCTTGCGCCCGCTGCTGAACTGCTTGCCGGCGCGGATCGGGAGGGAGCCAACGCAGGTGATCAGGATCGCTTCGTTGTAATAGGCCAGGCCGGCGTCGCGGAAGGCCTGCACGGTATCGCCCACGAAATCGATGTAGTTGCCCTTCTTGTCCCGCACCTCGCCCACCACGAAGCAGGCGAAGCTATCAGGTAGCAGGCGGGCGCAGGTCTTGGCGATGATCTCAAAATATGCGGCCCTGAAGTCGGCATATTTCATGGTGCTAAGGTCCTTCGGGTCGTCGCTGTAGACCTCCAGGTCCGCATAGGGCGGGCAGCTAAATACCATGTCCGCGTGCACGTCCGCACAGGTTGTGTCGATGTTCCGGCTGTCGCCCGCGATCCAGGCGGGCGGGTATTCATCGTCGGCGCATAGCTCGCCGCCCTGGGCGCGGTTGGCGTCCACCTGCTCCTGCCGCAGCTCGTGCCCTATGTACTGGCGGCCCAGCTTAGCGGCCACGATGCCGCGCACGCTGCCACCCGCGAACGGGTCAAGCACCAGCCCGCCGACAGGCGAGAACCAGCGATATGCGATCTCGCACAGCACAGGGTCGAAGATGCTGGTGCCTGATACGCTGCGTTCAGCGCCGTCGTAGTTTGGCATCTCGCCAAAGGCCAGCCCTTTTTCAACTGAATCAGGCTTTTTCACTTTGTCTTTCGCGTAGAAGTTGCTCGGCCCCGCATGGCCCCAAATGCCACCCCCCCCCCCCGGCGCCGCGTTGAATGTCTTAGCCATTTATCGGCCTCCCGGCGCCGTCGC